TCATAATTATAATAGCACCCATCTGTAATGTACGTATGACCGCTAAAAAGTATAAACAAAACACATATATTCATTTTATAATCTCCTTATGCACCTATATATGTTGCAATAAAGATGCCAACTTCTTAATTGGTAATTTTTTCTGTGAGAGCCCTGCAGTTTCTACTAAAGAGATCTCTATATTTCTCATGCGCATCCTTAGTGGCAGTATCCTCTGGAAGCTGAAGTTCTGAAAGTGCCATGGCCATGATGAGGTTTGTAAACAATAGCCCTTGGCCAGATACGTCTGGCTCAAAAAAGCCCTGTGATACAGATGGATGGTCCTCATTCATCTCGATGATAATGTTTTTATCTCCCAATCTGGGGACAAACATTGGACCTTGGGCGGTCCAACTTTTCATTTCGAACTCAAATTCACGACCAAGATGTGAAGACCTAACGTTCTTAAGAAGATCAACCACGTTGTTTCCTCTTTTTTTGCGAGGTTGTTTGTCTCGGCCATGGCCGTCGTTAGATTCTGTAAGCACAGGTATTGGCGGCAAAGATAAAGATTTAGAAATATTTTTAACTTTTTTACAATACTTTTTTAACTCCTCTTCTAGAGCTTCTTGGTTATTGTTTTTCTTCTTCTTTTTTGCTGCGGACTGCAGCTCATTATAATTCTTTTTGTGATATGGCATTATTTCTTCTTTGAGTTTGTCAATTAGACCCTGATCTAAGGTTTCAGCTAACTTTTTTTGTACATTAACGCCAACTAGTTCATCAAGTTCATGACCACCAAACCTAATTTCTACAAGAAACCCTCGATAATCTGGAAACTTATTCCAAAAAGGTTCGGTGCGATTATAACTAATCTCCCTCTCGTTTCTCAACCAGCTAAGTCCCTGATTGGCAACTGTCGATCCTTTATAATCCTCAGTATCTCTAATGCATGCTATTCTATATTCCAAGGTTTCAAACCCCTTGACGCTTACCCAACTATCAGTAAACCTAATTGTTCCCTTGGAATTCCAACATAGGGGATCATAGGGTTTAACAAGTTTCTCGTTGACATACATTTTTAATCTTTCTGGATCGGCCAGGAGGTGTCTAAATGTTCTGCCTAGATGTTTTTCTCCTCGTAATGCCGCTTTAAAAGAATTCGGATCTTTATTCTGTAGTAGATCAAGTTTATCAATTACCACAACTGTGCCGCTTGGTGAAGTAACCTGTTGATCAAAATAAGATACAAGCTTTGGATCGTTAACATACTTAAACTCATAATCAAATGAATCGTTTGCCACAATTACATCCAAATCAAGTGTGCCAGTAATAAGAGAACCACCTTTCTTGCGAGTTATAACACTCACACGTCGGCCCATTGATGTACCGGCAGAATTTAATCCCATGCCAAACTTGCCTAAATCAATTGCGCAATCGTGGGTAGTTTTAGAGCCATATCTAAGCGCTTCAGTAAGTTCATCCATGTTCATGCCATGGCCATTATCAGCGATTATTATCGCCTCAATTCTCTTTTTTGGCTTACCCGTGGTGTTAAGTTCTGTAGGGTGATTTTTAGTAACTATTGTCACTCGCACTTCTGTTGCGCTAGCGTCGATTGAGTTGTCTAAAATGTCTTTGATTGCATCGTAATTATTATACCCTACCGATCTCCAAGCTTGCACCACTTTGGCGGCTCCCGGAATCAAAATCTTTTTAAGAACACTAATAGTTTCTTTTTTAGCTATATTATTTTTCATTTTCTTACACCTTCACCAAAGAATCATCAAGCACAGAAATTAAACTAGTTTTATAGCAACTAAGCATCTTTTCAGATGAAAATGATTTAGATGCAGAAGAAAACACATTTCTTAGCCCTTCTTCTAAATTTCTAAAACCCTCACTATAATCATAAACAAGACTTTTGTCCAACTGTTCGACGTTTGATTCAACATTTATATTTTCGGCGGCGTCTCTTTTAACCTCTTCAAGTTCTGGGTCTTCAAGAAGTAATTGAAAAACATTCTGTTCTTCCCTCTTTTCTGAAAAGCGAGCGGCTTCGTCACATTTCATTTGATGAATTGTTTTTTGAGAGGAAACGTGAATTGTTTTTTTATAATCTGGCTTAATGTGCTTGATATTAAGTTTTGTTGCGACAAACTTGGCAACTTTGTGAAGAGGCACAGTTTTTCCATTTACTTCTACGGCGGCGCTGGTGCCCAGACAACCGACCACCTTAAGCTGAGTGGCGGCCTCTTTAACTTCGTTTGAGAGGCTTTCCCACAGTGGGCCAGAGCAGGCCCACCTTACCTTAATGTAATCGCCCGGTTCAATAATTTTATTTTTGATCAAGTAAGTGAGCCGTGGCAGCCAATTTTCTTGAGCTTCTAGTACCTCTTCGTGTGAGTTGTATTTGAGTCTTGTACCATTGGGGTTTTTATAATTCCACATATTATTTGCAGATTGCCAAATGGTATCTTTGTGTCGGCGTTGTGCCATATTTTTTCTCCTCGCACGAAACTAAACGCTCCATGCTATTGTTTATACTATATCAAACTATTTTGTGTTTGTAAAGTAAAAATTTATTTAATTTTCTTCTTCATAAAAATCTTCGGCATCACCGATTCTCTTATCAAATTTCATGATAATTTCTTCGTCCATAACGTCTAAAACTCTTTGTTTAAATTTAGGTTCTTCAAGTTTCTTTTTCCAACCCGAACTTTGGAACTTGTCGGACGTACCATCGCCATAGTCAAGAGTAAACCATGCGCCACTGTTTGATAGATGTTGCGAACCTTTGATCGCATCCAGCCAACTTTCTTCGTCTTGTACGCCAATTTCGTCTCCCCATAAAATCTTAAAATTACATTGTCGCCCTTGCGTTCCAAAGCGGCTTTTTTCAAGTTTTACCTTGACTTCAGAGCCAATTCTGAATCCTTTGTCATCTAGAACAAAAGAAGCCTTCGCTTTTCTCCCTGTGAGCCATATGCGCAACGAATAAGCGTAAATCATAGCTTTACCCCCAGGAGTCATAAAAGGCGTTGTAAGAGCCTCTGACGGGCTCCTAGTGATATTTGTTTTCAATTGGTTTAAAACCAAAAGTGTTGATTGACTATTTGCAATTGGAACTGTTAGTTTTGACATCCCTTTTGCAAGAATTCTTGCTTTTACTGCCATTGAAGAAAGAGGGTTAAAGTCTCCTTCAATATCAGAGACTGCAGGCGTTAAGGCTAAAGAATCCCAAATAAATAACATTCTATTTTCATTTGACCCAAGTAGCTCTTCAATTGTTTCTAATACAAACTCAACAGAAGCAGCTTGCACATAAAGAATATTATCTACGTTGCAACCAGCTTTCTCCAAAAAAGATGGATCAATCGCTGATTCAGAATCAAAGTAGATTACATCAATTCCTTTCTTTTGAGCGTTTGCGGCAACTTGTGCCGCCATATAAGATTTGCCAGTAGATTCTAAACCAGCAATTTCTATAATTTTACCTACGGGAATCCCAGCCAATTTTCCTCTGAAGATGATACTATCAAGCCAGCGAGAGCCGGTTGGGATCCAATCTTTTACAATCGTAGGGCTATCTTCGTTTAAATTGTGCGCAACGTTCATGCCTGCTTTTTTGTTAATTAAGCTGCGCATGTCTGCAATGGATAGTTTTCCTGTTTTGGTTGTATGTGTCCGTGCCATTAAAATCTCCTAAAGATAATGTTTGTTGTATATTTTTTTAATGTAAAAGTTTAAGGAGAGGGGATCTCCCTCTCCTTAAATACAATCAACTTTAACCGCCTAGAAGGTCTGCAAAGGCCCGATCAACAGAACTGTTTGGTTCTTTATTGTCGGGATCGGTGGCTTTAGTTGAACCTTCTTCCGCTTCAGTTGCGCCAAGGAGGAAATCATCGAGCATTACACGAACTTCATCGTAAGTTTTACGACTACCTTCGAAGAGTTGATCGAAGTCGGGTATGCCCTCTAGCAACTCCTTACAACGCTCTGGGCCGTCTTGACAAAGCGGGGAGCTTTTGCGACGGGGGGTGAGCTTTGTTTGTGGAAAGCTAGCACCTACTGGTTTTCCATATGTTAGGAGCAAATCAGTTCCAGCATCTGGATCTGTAATGTCGCCATATTCAGGATTAAGGACAAGGTTTAGAAGGGTTTCATAAACCTGCTTTCCAAAGCCCCAAATGCGCACTCCTTGATCTTCTTCACCGCGTACAATAACCGGTGCAAAAAATCGTTGTCGCGCAGAAAGCTTTTTAGCCATACGCTTACTCTCTTCTGTTCCTTCTTGCCAAAGCTCACGAACAAAAGTGTCTAGAGGACAATCTTCGCCAAAGTTTCGCTTTAGGCTTAGAAAACCTGGATTGTCTCCAACGTTGTAGTGAAACCAATAGTCTTTGAATGGATCGCCATCAGAAGTTGGAACAATGCGAATTGTTTGTTCTCCATCTTGGGGACGCCAAAAATTAGCTGAATTGCCATTTTTGCTTTTGAGAGTCTTCATCCGATCTCTCATTGCTTTCATATCAATTGTCATAGTATTTTTTCCTTTTTTTTTAAAGTCAATGTGATAACTCTCTCACACTGCTAATTTACATCATAACTTAAACAGTTATGATTGTCAAGTATTTTTTTTCTGAATTTTAGAACTATCTGCCACGCAATAAACATAGGGTTGTTCATATTTTGTGGTATAAATCCCATAATCCATCTTCATTTTATCATGTTCTTTGTTTTCTTTTAATTGTTGTGAAACCTTTTTCATTAATTTTCCATCAGATTCCAAAATACTTTCTGGAATAGCATAATAATATCGTTTTTTACGCGGCATGTCAAGATCAAAAAATAATTTTTCTTCTCCATTGTCGAAGCTAACTAAACCATAGGTGGATATTCTCGCTGGCTCTACTGCGGTAGAAAAAGTATTTACAACTGATTTAGAATTGTTAAATACATTTATCATGTGAATTGTTGAGGTAATTAATTCATTTAAGCAATCATAATATTCTTTTATTGGAACATCGCCTAAAAATTCCGACACTTTTAAATTGTCGATGACATACATTTTTTCAAATACTGCAGATCTAGCATATTCTTGCAGCACATTAAACATAAGATTGTTCTGTAATATTTTTATGTCTGATAAAAAAGATTCATCAGGCTTAACATATAAAATGTTAATTTTACATTTATTCTTAAGCTGCTCTAATATACGCAATGAAGCACCAGAAACATGTCCACAGCTTGTAATGAACAATATATTTTCATCTTTCTTCACCCCCTTGAAAAATTGTTTAATACGCGGATAGTTTATCTCATACTGCTCTGGGTTGTCCTGGTGCTCCAATGCGTATGATCTAGCTTGTTTTGCCAAGCCAGTATCTATTTTATATATTTTATATTGTGGGTATTGTTTAAATTTATCTGCTATATTGCAGCCAGCTTTTCCTAGGCCTATAATTGTCTGCATTTATACCTCTATTATAGTGTAAATAGTTATTTTATGCTAAATATTTAATTTTTTCATATTTCCAAAGTTTTCACCAGCACTTACGTTCACAAGAAAATTTCCAAGCTCAGTGTTGGCAAACTCTTTTTTCAAGTTCACTAAAACTTTCATGTCTTGTTCTGAAAAATCAATTATTAGTGAATCATGTAAACAAAATGCAATATAAGACTTTTTATTTTTTAGCAGCTTCCAAACTTTAATCATTTGTCTTAAAAAGAGATCTGCTGCAGTTGACTGAATTATATAATTTAAAGCGTGATGTTCATCAGCAGGAATAACTCTGTTAAAAAAAGTAGTTACCTGTGTCCCGTTGTAATATTTTTCTACCACCGCTTTTCTATCATAAGCCTTGTTCGAAAGATGGTCTTTTGAGTTTGGATTATAAAGCCATGCAAATATCCTTTTTTTGATCTGGTCTCTTATGCCTATGTTTTTATAAACGTTTTTAAGATTCCATTCGTGAATATCTTCTTGTGGTTGTTCTTTACCCAAAAGCCCAAGCAGTACACGTAGTTCTGCAGCGTTATAATCAAACTCTATAAACCAATCATTATTAGGCTTGAGTATTTTTCTATGGTCTTTATCCATTGTTAAAATAGGAAAAGAATTTTTAGTTGATAGTCGACCAGTTTTCGTACCAAAGGCATCATACGTAATATAGTGAGGTTTCGAATTAACTCGTTGTATAAATTTTCTTGTTTTAAATTTAAAAAGCTGATTATTTATTTCTGACGTGTCAATATTTAATTTTCTATTTTTGATCTCTGTTAAAACCTTTGTGAGGGAAAGCAGAAAATCATAATTTTCGGGCCTTTTATAGTTGTTGATTACATGTTGAGATATTCTATTTTTAATCTCGCCATAATCTTTCAAAAATTTTCGAGGAACTAAATTAAAAAAACAATGTTCGTTTAAATCTAATTTAACTTCTGCAGCTGAGCGATAAAAAGCTTCTATTTTTTTATTGACTCTTTCCCAAGGCTCTCTTAAGTGATCTGGACAAACTTCATTTAAAGTTTTATTATTACAATATAATTTAGCGTATTCAACGTCTTTATCTTTTAAGAATTCTGAATACGACCAAGTTGTAGTTAAGTTTTTTGGAAACTTATCAAAGAATAAATTATTTTCCGTGTATACACAAATGCATTTTTCTTTATCATCGAATGTTTGAAAAAACAAATTTTATCCTTAGTACCCCATCTTTTTCTTCTTCAATAGTTTCTTCTTCCACTTCGGCGGCATGCTTACTCCCGCATAAACTCCAAGATCTTCCTGCATTATAGCACTTGGTTGGAAACTTTTAACTTTAGCATTAATATATTTTAATGCATTGTGATAATTTTTGACACGATATAGTGTAAGGACTTTTCTCATTATTTTATTAAATTCATAGTCATCAACTGGGGCACTTACTTCACGAAGGCGAATATATAAATATTGTCGTAACCAATAACGTGGTCCAAAATTATTATCATATTCTTCCGAAGAAATAAATTTTTCTCTAGGCGTATATTTGGCAACAACGCGATGTTTTGTTGCCAAATTGTTAAAAATTGCCGACTTGCATTGTGCAGTTTTCATTTTTTTAAACTTGGGATATGTTGTAACATACTGATTATACCAATTATACAGTACAACTCTCATAACGTCAATGTCGAAAACATACGAAGATGTAAAATATTTATTAAATATATTAGCTCCAGATAAACCATATTTAAACATTTTTTTATTCATGTAAGGAGAAGTTACATCAGCAACCAATCGCCAAGGAGCATGCCGATCTAGCATAAAACCAAATTTGCGCGCTAAAGCTCTATAAGCTTCAAAATTACTATCTTTAATAAACCTTAAATGTTTAGTAAGATCTTTAGAAAAATCAACATCATGTGTTTCAATACATAATCCACTAATTGTTGGTGGCATGCCAGTGCTAGATAAAAAAGCAGTTCTAGTAAAAGGAAATCTAGAGGCGTCGCGATGTATAAATTTCAAAAATACCCACATAAAAGTCTCGAATGATGTAATGCGCTTAGCTAATGCCCATTCAGCTTCTAAGTATTGAGATAAAAAACGGATGTACAAGGTATCAAGATGATCATTATAATAGGTTTGTACATTTAAATATCCAAATTCTGCTCCAATATCAGTAAAAACACCTCTACGTGACATGTGCCCTCTAGCAACTTTTAAATTTATTTCATGCTGTAAATCTTCGAATGCATCTGCAACAAAATTTATAATTTTTATATGACCACCAGATTTAGCTGGGAGTGTTCTAAAATAATCTTCTTTATTAATTGTATATATAATATTGTTTTTTGCATTTACTCTTCCATATAGTGGTCTTTCATTTCTAAAATCTATAGGTATGGGTTTATTAGTTGCCATTGGCATAGCAAAAGCATCATAATATTGTCTCCAAAAAAATAAATCTTGGCTTTCTAGCTTATTATTTCCTTGTGCTATTATATCTGGCATCGTTCATAAAATCCTTCTTTTATAGTAAATATCGCTCACAAAAAAATATTTACTATTTCTTAGGAAGCTCTAATCTAAGGGGTCAAAGATGCCGAACCAGGTGCCTTTGTCCGGGAGCACTTCATCGAATCCAGCTGCCACGCCCTTCTTTGCGCCTTCGTAGACCTCCGCTGCAGCGGCGGCGGCCTCCTCGGCCCATCCGGGGGGATCGTTGCCAGCATTTTTAAATCCTTCTGCGTTTTCGGCCGTCAGTCGTTTGCTTTCCGCCTCGGACATTAGGCGCTCTTGTACGGCGGGGTTCAGCGGGCGTATTGGTTTAGGTTTACAGCCACCAAAAGAATTCCAAATTCCTTCAAGCTCTGTAGTGTATGCTACTTTTTTACCTCTAACTAATGTGTGTCTAACTTTTATAATATTATAAAAACCTCCCATTCCAAGAACATTATTTATCATATTTATATTAACTATAGGATCGTCTGCATATTTACCCACAGGCATTACTGGATCTATATATACTATAGCTCCAGGACGAAACGTAGGAATACCAAGAATTTCAACATCACAATTATATATATCTCGTATATAATTGCTATGTAAATTACTGTCTATAGTAAGGCGTGCCTCTCGTACAAACTTTTGCTCTGCTCTTTTAAATTTTAATTTACGTACTTTGCCACTAGCATTATCAGCACGCTTAGGAGGGCTTATAACAGGTAATTTTATTTTAGGATTTTTTCCAAATAAATCACTAGGATTAAGATATGGTAATGAATCGCTACGAGCGCGAACAATAACATATGTTATAACATCATCTGTAGCTGTAGAATTATCAGATCTTTCAAGGCGCGATTCCTTGAATACATTTTTCAAGTTTGATTTGGTGATTGCGCGTTTCCATGGAGCTGGCCAACTAAGTTCTTCTGTTGGCGTTCTCTCTTTAATTTCCTTCTCGCCCTGTTTGGTGGCGTCGATGACTTTTTTAGAGGCTTTGGCTGGATAATTGCTTTGTATATAATCTACACTTATTTTATTTGTACGAGTTCCATTATAAATATTACACTCTTTTCCTAAAGCAACCGCTAAAAAATAATTTGTAAAATCTCTAATAAATTCATCTAATGTATATACTTCTCGTCCTCTCCCAATAATTTTTTCCTTCCAGAATTCTTGTAATAGTGTCAATGCAATTGGTATATCACCAATATTTTCTATTTCAAAATTTGTCATTTCTTTTGTCTTGTCTATGCCATCTTGTCTAAAAATGCCAGTCGTTTCAAGAGGGCCAAATATAATTCTAACATTTAAACCACCTCCAACGTTGTATGGCGTCGACATTGATCTAAATCCAATTATTTGGCATATGCATTCAAAAACATGACCAATGGTTGTAAAATAAATTCTTCTTTTATTTCCTAGTTGGCTATCTTCTTTAAAAACATCAAGAGCGGCCCCCTCCCACCACTCTGCGGACTGTTCGTCTGGCTTCGGTTTTGGGGTCTTACTATTTGCTTCTAGTTCTTGACGAGATTTCTTAATTGATGCACCGATATCCGCCGCCGCTTGCGCAAATACTTCGGTGTTGGTGAAACTATATTCTTCTGAACCTTCAACTACTCTAACTGAGTTTAATAAATCCATTGCAGATGCATATTCACCTTCGGCTGCGGTAAAGTAGGGAACCTCTATATCTGTTATCGGCGCTGGCAACGCGCCTTTGGCACCGCTTCCAGCATGTGCCCTTGCGTATTGTTGCTTCGAGAGCTGCTCGGAAATTTTCCTTGCTACTAGCTTTTTGCTTTCTTCATTATTCGCGCCAAAACGGTCGAGTATCTCCATCGTCTCGCTGATTGTACCTCCAGGCCCTATAAGGGCCATTAAATTTTCATCAAAGCCTATGTAATTGTAAGGAACATCTAACGTATAAATTCTTTGTTCGTTTAATAATAAATCATATAATTTACCATATCGCCTTTGGCGAGTTATACTTAAAAATTGATCAATAGAACTTTTCATAAAACTAGCTAAGCCGCTCCAATAACTAGCATCTTGAATTCTATCAGGAATATTAAATACGTTCTCTGTATCGCCGCTATGCCAACCACTTTCTCCCTTGTGGTGTTTCCATAATGGTTTCAAAAGTGCGAACTGTGTAGGCATAATACCTTTTTTCTTGCCGGGGTCACTGTGGATACCCGGTATCCCTGCAAGCAAGGACGCCGCTCTGCGAGCTTTAAAGCTAATATTGTTAAAATCTTTTCCTGAAACTTGCGCGCCTAAGTCGCCAAATATTTTTTGCATTTGATGCATGGCAGATAATGCCTGGTTTTCTTCCTCAGTTAATTTGAGTATGTTAGATTGCACAGAGTCTAAAACGTTTTGTACGTGTCCAATATATTTTAATTTTAACAATATTGCTCCTTCAGCTGTATAATCAATTTCATGTGAATATAAAGTTAAATACAGAGCACTTCTTAGTGCTTTATATGCACCTGGGTTCGCCCATATATCTTTACCTTCCGAATCTTCTGTATATCCCCATTCAACTTTTATTTGATAAAAACCAGAATTGGCCGCTTTTTGCTTGTTCAAACTGTCGTCCGGTCCAGCTGGACAACTAAGGCCTAGGCGCCCTAGTTGTTTTTGTTGCTCTAGGGCGAGGAAATGACGTTTTATTTCATTCTGAGTTGATTCTGGAACCGCGCTTTTAAACCCGGAGGTGCCGTAGGTATCCAAAATACCATCGACACCCGGAAAATTGGCGAGGCCTCCGTACTCGCCCTGTAGGCCTTTAGATTCATTATAGGAACTAGCTAATGCTTCTGCAGCTTCCTCGCCAAGCTTTGAATCTCCAACTACCTTTCTAATATCAGCTGACGTTGCTTTGTCACCTTGCAATAGGCCTCCAATATTTTCTTTAAGGGATGCCCATGGATCTGCGGCACTATCCTTCTCCTTTAAAGGTAGACGTATTAAATCACTTATACTAACAAGGTAAGTTTCTCCGTCTGTACCTTTCATTCGCGTATATCTCATTAATGCTTGTAGACTGTCTAATTCTAAATCAATACGACAATCTGCTATATCAGCAGTGGCAAAATCTTTACCGTTAAAATCAATAGAAAAGTTTACCACTTGCGCATGACCGAGACCAGTACCTGAAAATCCTTCTATGTGCGAATTAGTCTTAATTCCCGACATGGTGTCGCTATATGTTAAGTTTTGAAAATCTGCATTAATTGGAAGCTTAACATCTACTTGTTTTCCTCCTTGTTTTTTAGCAGGATAGCTTTTAAATATTGTAAAATCTGCGGGGGGAGCCATATTTAGGCCCCGGCGTTGTGAAGATTTAAAATAGTTTTCAAAATAGTTTTGAAATATGTGCGCATTATCCGTTGGAACGATATTTTCTGTTACATCCTCAGACCTTACATTAGCAGCAGTATAAAATACAAATTCTTCTACAACAGACCCACGAGCAGTAGCGCGGCGGGGCAATTTAATTGCCTTATGTACAATACCTGGATTAGTGACCAAAAAACATTGGTCATTAAACTGCATTTTTAAATCAAGTTTTGCCATAGTTTAATAAACTCCCAGATAAGTTAAAACCTCTTGTAATGGCGTATATATTTGAATGGTATCTCCTAATTTGCAGTGCGCTTCTGTAGGTTTTTGATTTAAATGGGCAATTATCCACCATACTGTGCTATTGCCATAATAATGATGAGCTAACTTATAAAACCTGTCTCCTATTGTCCATATGTGAGAAGTTACACTTAAATGATCTAAATCATAATAATTAATTTTTTTTAGCGTTGGTGTAGCATATTGCTCAATATAAAGACGACCCCTTCGATCTAAAAAGCGTGAATATTGAGGATATACATTTTTAATCATTGGTCTCCTGCCGTATCTTAATGATTCTCTTTTAGGCATTTATTTTTTTAATCTCCTTATTTATTAATCACTTTATTTCAAAGCTCATGTTGGGTGGCGGCTAGCGGAATCCTTTGAAGAAATTCAACGAGGTCGGTGCTTTAGGTTCAGTGCCGAGGTGGCCCTGACCCAAGCTTTGGTCAAAAGGTTCATCTTCTTGACTTGGAATAGTGTCAGATTTTAGGCTTGGTTCAATTTGAGTTTTGGGTGTTGTTGATGCCATATAACTTCCAACTCCGTATGGATATGTTGGCCTACTACGATCACCGTGATTAAAAGTTATCGTACCTTCTTCCGTCAACTTGTTGAAAAGGTTGGGATTTGGTGGATTATACTCAGCAGTTACATCTACTGTATATAATTTTGGTAACATAGTTGTATTTCCTACATAGTACACTCCTGCGTTAAAATCGGGTACAACAGCAAATGTTTCTACTATACAAGTATAATTATTTATTAAATTTGCAAAATCAATTTTCCATTGTACCATTCCGTCTTTTGCGTTTCTAGATGTCATATCCCCAGTCCAATTTCTTGTTGGATACATCATCTGTACTAATGTAGTTAAGTTCTTTAAGTTTATTCGCGCTTCGTGAAGACTATGTGATGGCACATCAAAACTAAAAGTAAGTGTTCTATTTTGTCGTCCTTGTCGATGAGTTATACCTTTTCCAGTACCTACAAATAACTCGCTCATGTCCCATTTTGTTTTATGTTCATCTCTAAATGTCTTAATAAAGGCTTTAAACTCAATTTTTGTATTAAAACTTTTAAAAGTTTGATCGCCAAAAATGGGTTGAAAAACAATTTTTCCTACAGGGCCACTATTTTTTATAAGATCAGTGGCATCAGCATGCTTTTCGGGGCCTTCCGGATCAGACTCTTCGATAGGTGCGCCACTTTTATCACGAATAAAATCTGCTATAGACATCTACTAAACACTCCTTAAGGCCTTCTTCTGTACTAGTAATTATACCTATTTTTCATTTAACTTCTCTTCTACTAGTTTTTTTACTTTCCTTTCAAACACAAAATCAAATTCACTACCCAGATCAACAACAATATCCCGCGTAACTAAAACACCTTTTGGCATTTCTACTTTTATAGGTGCTGTTGCTGTTGCTGTTGCTGCTCCTACTCCTGTTTCCTTCATTATTTTTGTTGATTCTTTTGCTGATATAGTTGCTGTTGTTAGTATTCTTGTTTGTTCGCGAATTTCTGCTGCCGATGCAACGCGACCAGTTATTTCTTCTGCAGTTTTTGTATGCGCACCAACTAGGGCTTTGGCGCCAATTGTTCCTTCAGCGCCGAAACCTATTGTGCCAACGGCTTTTAGTGCCATGGCGGCATTAGATAGAGTCCACAGCGACTCTGCAAGCCTATCTAGTTTGTCAATATCTAAATCGTCTAATCCTTTAACAATTGATTTAATTACACCAGGTAAATTACTAATTTTTACTGCTCCTTCAGCTGCAAAATTTCCTAAGCCTTGAAAAATGTTTCCAAGTGCAACTAAATCATCTGTTTTAATAAACGCTAAGGAGACGGCAAGAGCGCCAAAGCCAAGAGCTAAAGTAAATAAGCTTAAGCCCAATGCAAAAGCGCCTACGGCAGCTGAAGCCATACCTAGGGCTAATGGAAACAATGCTGCAGCAAGAGCGATGATTTCGATAGCTAATAAACCTATTCCAATATATAGTGGAGGAGAATGTATAGCTGCTAGAATGGCGGCGCCGAACGCTATAACTGCCAAAGTTATTGCAATCATTGGAGCGGACATGACTGCAAAACCCACAGCCAATGCATAAAGGCCTACAGTGATGGCAGCAATGCCAACAACCCATACAGCCCAGTCTGGTACGTCTTCGAGCCTCTTCCTGAAGTTGGCCCAGAGGGTGTCAAGTGCGCCAACGGCTTCTGCCGCTTTCTCCACTGGAGCAGTGAGTTGGGTGAAAGCAGCTACAAGGTCGCCAAGGACGCCTGTGACGGCTCCAATGATCATTAAAAACGGCTTCAAAATTTTAAAGAGATCTCTGATTATATCTAAAACTGGTGCAGCGGCTTGGCCAAACTCTTTCATTCCTTCCATCATTTCTTTTTGCAATTTGACATTATCTTTCATTGTTTGTTCGTGTAATTTTTGCGCTTTTGCTTCGTCTTCGTCCGCTTTTGCTTTTTTCTTCATTGCCTCAACAGCTTGAAGTGCTGTGCCAGAAAGCATTCTGGTTGCTTCCCCAACATTTTTAAGTCCCATTGCTGCAGCAACTGCTTTTTGCTGGAAATAGCTTAATTGTTCAAAACTTTTTCCTGAAGCTTGAAATCCTTCCATCATTAACTTAATTCTTTCTTCGGGGTTGGTGGCTTTTAGCATTTCCATACTATTAAAAAATGCGCCGCCTAAAACGGCATTTAATGAGCCCACTTTTCTTCCTGCATCTTCAAATGTATCAAATCCTTCGGCAATCTCAAGAAGTCGGCTCATTTCTACACCTACTGCTGCAGCAGTTGCTTGCATGCCTTTAAATACCTTTTCAGCATTCTTGCCGTGCACTGCCAATTTTGGCATTGCCGCATTAAATTCTTTAATCATTTCTGCAGGCGGCCTTCCTATTGCAAGTGCAAGAGATATTATCCTATGTGTTGTTGCTTCTGCTTCTGGCTGTGTTTGGCCTAGGGTGTTTATTAGCGTATCCATTCCCTCAGTGGCCAATTTGGCTGATATGCCTATATTTCTAAGTGGCCCTATAAACTCAGCTATTGACGTTGCTGACTCTTGTGTTCTTGTTCTAAGAGTTGTCATGCCGCTTCTTACAGCTTCTAAAGCTTCAGCATTATCTTTGACTGACAATGTATATTCTTTATTGACCATGTGTAAGTGTCTTATTGATGTATCCCACTCTTCTCCGACACCTTGTATTTGTCTGAATTCTTTTTCTGCTTCGTCAAACTCAAATACCATACCAATTGTTACTTCAATGATTTTTTGTATACCAGACATAAACAAATTCATTGGCGTCATTGCTTTCGCAAATCCCTCTGCTAGCCCTGTACCTATGGCAGATATTTTTGCACCAAATCCTTCTACAGCTGCTCCAGACTCTACTATGGCGCCAATAAAACTTCTTTTCCATTGATCGCCAATGCCTGTAATCGTGCCTATCATGTCTTCAGCTCTATCGGCTAAATCGCTTTGGGCTTTCAATTGTCTAAGCTTAAGAGCTAGTGTTTTTATATCTTCTTTAGAGGTATCTTCATTTGCCGTTTTTAAGCTTTTTTGAAGTTTGATTAATTTTTCTTTGGCTGCGTTTACCTTATCGGACTCACCACCTTGAGCTTCCAATCCCTCAACAAGCTCTTTTTGTGTATTTACTGCCTGTTGCCTTTGTTTTTGAGTTTTAATTAAAGTATCTAATTCTTGCTGTAATGTGTCTATAGCTTGATCGCGTACATATTGTTGTTTTTCTAATTCACCACTTATTTCTCCTAAAACTTCTTTTGCGTATATTTGTTTCTCTAAAGATTCTGTCCAGGCCTTAACCCAAGAATCGTCGCTCATTGTGGTAAGAAGTAATTTTGTTTTTGCATCTAAACCATCAACGGCGTCGCTCCAGGATCCAATTGTGACTTTTATGGCCGTGATTTTCTTTTGAATGGCTTTTTCGTCTAAGCCCTCTAAATCAAGAATTGCTTTAATTTGTTCATCAGTTATATTGGCCATTTATTAATTAATTTCCTATTCTTTAAATTTGATGCCTTTTAGTTGTTGTTTGGCAGCCGCTAGGCCGGTGGCGGTAAGATCGTCTTTAAAGGCTTTTAGTGCCTTTATTAGTTCATTGTATGCATTTTTTATGGTGCCATCTTCTTCGCTTCCTGCGGCTCTTGTGATAATGTCTATTTGCTGGTCAAGTTTATTATCTATTTGACCCTGAAATGCTAACTCTGATGCTGCATATCTATCAACCATTGCCGAGCGATCTGGTCTGGCTTCTAGTAATATTTGTAGCTCTTCTCTAATAAGCTGTTTTAGTTTTGAATTCTTAAAAGTTTCTTGTAAATATTTTTTAAAAGATTTAGTGCCTAATGTGCCGTATAAACTATTTTTAAATACATTTATAATTTCAGTAGCATCGCCCGGTTTATTTTTAATGGATGCTAAGGTTTGATCAAGAAGGGGTTTTAATTGTAGAAAGAAATTATCGGGCTTTTCGTATGGTGTTGCTCTTGTATCACCTAATCTGCCTTGGCGACCAGTAATATCACAAACAACAGTGCTCTGGCAAGCTGCCCAGTTTTTTGCTTGTTGTTGGTCGTTTTTGCTAGTGCCACATACTGCTAGCTTGCCTTTGGCACTTTGTGCAACCCAAATGCCTACTTCTCCTTTTCCTGCGGGTTTAGCAGTTTTGACAACTTTTTTAGTCAGAATAGGCTCACCTGTATTTGGATCTGTTCCTTTCTTGAATGTCTTTTCCTCTTTGCCGTGCACAAACTTTATGGCTTTTCCCGGCTTAATAGCCATATAAAGGCTTGCTTCGCCACTTTTTGCTTTACGACACTTTTCTAGGACTATTTGTAGTTCTTCTTTAATGATCCTTTGAAGTTGTTTTTTTGTAATTATCATTCATTAAAAACCTTATTTAACTGGCCAAATTATTCCTGTAGTTTTTTCAAAATTTTCAATTGCGCCATCTAGTTGATATTTTTTATCTCGTGTCTTTTCATCGGCTATGCCATATTCTAAATATTTTTCAATATATTGTTTTTCTCCAACTAGTACTTTTACAAATGAGTCAATTTCTTCTTCTGTACCTCTTACTAAAAGTTTTGGCCCTTCGCTTTCTTCTTCACCTTCTTCGTCTTCTTCATTTTGTTCTTGCATGAAGGGTAATGTACCCTTTGTTTTCATTGTTTTGGCAATGGCAGCTGCTTCTTCGCCAAACATACCATTAAGAATCCACTTAATGGCGCCGCCAAACATTCTTAAAAAACTTTCATTTAATTCTTGTTGTTTTGTGATAGTTAAATCTATAACTATAGGAACTAGCTTATTAGACATATTATAATCTCCTGCAACTATTATAAATAGTTTAATTAGTCATTAAATAGCCAACAAAAAAAGCCGGGAAAATTCCCGGCTTAATTATCTAGATTTTTTATTTACTTTATCGTATTCTTCTTTTTCTTTTTCAAATTGCTTTGCCAAGCGTTTTAAGAACCACTGTCTTAGCCCAACTGGCAAATTATAAGCCTCAATAAAGCTCCAACCACCATGATATTTTAATAAAAAGAACTGGTCATAGACCTGTTCCATATAATCAAGACTTAGGCCAAAAAAAGTCCGTCGTAAACGGAACCTCCATTTCAGCTTCATTTCCACATATGGCACAGCTATACCATTGTTTCATGTCTATGTTTGGAACGAATTTCTTGTATTCTTCCCTTAAATAGCGAGAATCTGCAGCAGGCATATTTTGAATTAAAGAATCAATAACTGCAGAATCATTATTTTCATTAATACTAACAATAAATAACTTAAACTGTGTTGTTAAATTCTTTTCTGGAAGTTTTTGTTTTCGTGCGCGCTCTTGAATTTGTGTTATCCTTCTTTCATCGGCACTCGTTAATAAACGCACTGTTACATCAACTTTCATCTTTGGTAGTTTAATTACAAATTGGCCACTTCCAACATGTTTATGAGAACAATTATCTAAATCTATAGAATTTGTTTTCGTTTCTCCTAGATCAAAAGTGTTTTCACTAGATTCATTGCAAACTGGACAAGTAACACGAGTTTCATATTCTTGACCATATCCATTTATTCTTGATGCAACAATAATGGCATTTTTATCACCTACAAATAAATCATCAATTTTAATATTTTTATTTACTATAACATTTTGAATAAATCTATCAATTGCCAGGCCCTTTCTCAAAAGTGACCTTGAAGTCAAAATATCTTCATCTTTTGCAGTCATGTATTTAATTTCTATAACTTCCTCGTTGTGTAAAGGATGTCCTTCAGGATAAAACTTGCCTTTTGTTGGAAGCTCTACAAACTCCGTAGGTGTAACAAAGTGCAGCGGCGCCGGATCTGGTGCCGTAATATTTTGTTTTTCTGGAGCAGAAGGAAGGGAAGGAAGCGGTGGTGCGTCCGCAGTTGGACGCGCACCTAAACGCTCTTCATTATTTCTCATTAATCACCTCTAATCATAATATTGTATTTTATATCTACCGTTCTAGAATGGTAGGCCAGCTCCAAAGCCCTTGGATGGCGACCTCTTCTCACCATTGCCGCCGCCCCACGGTGAAGCTCCACCTGGTCCATGGACTTGATACGTAGCATAATCATATCGTATTGTCGCAGTGATATCTGTTATATCATCTGATTCATATGATAGTTCAGAAAGTTTTAAATCTTTCAACCATGCATTTTTTAGTCCCCATGTTGAAACGGGATTGCCCAAGTCATTAATTTGTTGAATCGTTAACGATCCCAATCCGGCCCGCAAAGCAGCCATCTTCTTTGAGAGTGTCCCTCCGTATGGCGATTCCGGATTCGTGGGAAGTTCATAACCGGACGCTTGTAGCGTGTTAAGCAACGCGGCAGTAGTATCTGGAGTGCCGGGATCAACAAAAGTAATGTCAATAGTTTGCCACTCTACTCTGCCTGGATAGAAGAAAGTATGATTTAAAAAAGCATGTTTTGTTTCAGACATAGTGTAAGAAGGTAACGTAACTTTTTTAGCCAACCATTGATCGACTACGGAAAAGTTTACTAACCATCTATAAGCACGTTTTACCTGTACGTTAGGATCGTTCCAAAAAGCTGATTTCATTGGGGGCATTTTCTTTCTCCTTTTTAAAAGTTCTAATATTAAATAGTATTGTTTTTTCTTTTTTTACTATTTTTTTTTAATCCTCGAATGAAGCACCACTATTTGTAATGGTGAAATCCAAAGCAATAAATTCAATTGCTCGTGTTGGTTTCAAGAAGATCTTAGCATACATGATATTTCTATCAATTAATTCAGGAGTTGTAGTGGTTTCATCGAGAATAACCTTCCAAGCATCTAACCCCAATCGGGCTCTAACGCTTGTAAGGAATGGGTCTACTCGACTTCTAAACTTATTCCACGTAACTCTATGGTTAGGTTCAAACAATGTCGTTGATGCAATTCTTGAAATTTCTTTCTTAACGTGAATCAATAACCTTCTAACATTAATTCTATCAAGTGCAGATTGTGTTACTTGAAGTGTTTTTTGACCAAATATTACAATACCTTCCGCTGGGAAAGTTGCAATTGGGTTAATATTTGCTTCATATAGTTTATCTCTTTGGTTCGACGTTAATCTCTCTCTAGCCATCAACACTGGAACACCAGCAGCGCCATGGCTCAGGCCACCTCTTGTAAAGCCAGCAGGAGCGAACCAAAGTTCTGTCTTATCTTCAGAATTAGAAAGTACACCTAAAGCAACTACTGAAGGAGGTACCCAAAGTGTATTATCATTAAGTGTATCCCTAATTGATACCCAAGGATAATATGCTGCTGCATAACTTGAATTAAGTTGTCTAGATTGAAGACTATTAACTGTAGCATCCACGGTACCAATTCGGTCCTCAACCGAGTCAGTGCTCTCGTGTCGAGGAGTGAACCCACCATCTAAATCAATAATGGCCATGGCATCACCACGATCCTCACAAATATTAATAAGATGCTCTGTGAGATTACTATTAACAATTCCAGGAATAGTAGCTAAATTAAATTCAACTTCTTCTGGATCTGCTAAAGCATCAATTGCTCGCTTAACTGAGTTATAAGCATAGTGGTTAGTTGCATTATTGGCAGCTTTGAGAGCGCGAGTATTATTGAATGGATCTTGCTCAGTTATATCTAAGCCATCGAAACCACCATATAGTGGTAAAGTAAATCTGGCATATCCTGCATCTATTGCCTCTTTCCAAGATCCGCTAGTAACTGATGCTTCAAGCTTGCGCGAGCCAGAAACCCATACAACTCTACTATTCATCATTTGCAGATCATCTAATGAAAAAATGTCCATATACTCTACATAATCTGAGGCGCCTTCAATCGCTGTTGTAGTGCTAAGGCCGCCAGGTAGGGCTCTTAATAAATCAGCATTACTTTTTTCATATCTAGTATTTGCACTACCATATATTGTACTATCATACCCCCAATAAGCCTTCTTGACGTTTTTAACGTTCTGTTCTATGCTTGAACTTCTCATTGCAACCTTTGGAAATTCGAAGGAACCGGTCCAGTTGCCCAAACCGCCGCCGTATAAGCTTGCAAAAACACCGGACGTGAGCGTTGGGTTTATACCCGTGCGCGTGCCGTGCGAACTAGTTCCTACCGAAGGGGCGCCGATGGCCCCATTGGCGCTTCTTCCAGAAACAAAGGAAGCAGATTGTGGCCCTGCGACGTGGCCATCAAGTTCGTATACGTTACTCAAGTCGGCCTTTATATCATAAACGTAGGACGATCCAGACATTATCATAAAACCCTTGATCCGTGGTGGACCATAAAATCCAAATGGAAGCGTTTGTGGATCCATGCGACCAGCAGCCACACCTTCGTCCATTTCAATTCTAACAAAGTCAGAATTATTTTGGTAATCACCATAAGTAATCCACCTTCGTTCTGTATCGTCCCAGGTGCTATATGTGTCGCCAATAGCTCTTGCAATGTATTTTGGGTCATTGGGATTCAAATTGACATTATTGTATTGTTCTATAACTTTTATACGATTATCATTATCTTTTGAGCTTCTAATAATTACTGAAAATGTACCATAATCAGAAAATTCATTTCTTGAATATGAAATGTCTTTAATGGAAATTTTGAGATTATTTTGATTCCATTCCCCAGAATCTAACGTAAAAAATCTAAATAATTTTTGCATAGAATATACTGAATACTGGGTAGGATCATTGGTTGTGTCTTGTGCAAAAACCCACCCTGTCTGAGCATTTGCTGCATCTCGTAACATCTTATGCTTTGCGTAGGTAGAATCACCAAGTGGTAATATTATGCCAGCATGTGAAGTAGCAGTGGCATCTGAGAGAGCACCACACGTAGTTTCTAAATTGCGTTCAAAAGTTTCACCAAGCCAATAAGTTTTTCTATTTTGAGTCTGAGTTATGTTGGTGTTTGTTAAAGTCGGATCTGTGTTAAACACTTTTCTAATATATTTATCTGAAGCTTCATCAAAGTTAAACGATGCAGTCATGACGGGATTACCGTATCCGTTTGCAGTATCATCAGCTTTAGCAACAATTGCTTTAAATTCATATTTTGTTCCCGCAGGAGGGATGAACTCTGCCACGCCTTGGAAGCTGCCCGGTGCGCCGGATTCGGGATATGTACCGGTAAGGCGGATGTGGCCACTGTCTACATACCAAATAGCGGCAAGAGTGCCGGTGTTTGCTGGGGTGCCGAAATTAGCCGTGTCCGTAGAAGAGGAAGCAATGATAAACAATCCATACGCACCGCCATTAGAAGAATTGAGGCCAGTAAAGTCATTTGAAGTTTTCCAGCCAGCTATACCGGTGTCTTGCGTGGTACCAGCTTGATCGGAAGCTTTACCTAGCAATCTAATAAAAGTTAAAGGTTGGTTATTTTTTAACCAAGCTTGAGCTGCGTATGTTGCGTACATTGGAGCAGATAAATTACCATTTCTCCATACGTCTTTTACATCGCCACCTGGTACTGGTGCACCAAAAACATCAACAAACTCTGAAAATGATTTAACTTTTACAGGCTTAAGGGCGGGGCCGCGTTGGGAACGACCAATAACTACAGGTCCAATTTTTTCTGAAACTGCAGGTAATTGTGAATTATCAATTTCATCAATAAAAACACCAGGTGATACAAATTTAAATTTTTTGACTGACATGTTCTACTATCTCCTTTAACTTTTGATTTCTAAAGATTTATCTTGTCTTTAATAAATAGTAGAATATTAAACCAAATTCCTTTTATTCTCTATAAAAACCTCTCTTATCAGTTTCAATTGGAATATCTCCCTGAACAACTCGTTCCCGAGGAAATTTGAATTCTGCTATGCTCTCTCTAATGACAATTTTTGGCTTTTCTTGATTTTTTCCTTCACCTATTAAGTGTCCTAATACTTTTAAGTTTATTTTTGTTTTATATATTGTCTCAACTTGTTGTAAAGAAGAAATATTATTTTCATGAACAAAGTCTTGTTGTATAAATGCATCAAATCTATGATCATCTTTCTCTACAACAGCAAAATTAATGCCTCCAGGTTTTGTAATGAATGGAGTTATAATATCATTCATTTGTTCTTGATATTCAGTACGTACAGTTATTGTGTACATAACATCAATATATACCGGCATTGGCATTGTGACTGTTTCATAAACAATTTTATTGCCTTGTTTTATAAAGTTTTCTTGATTAATACCGGTGTTTGTTTGTCGACGCTTTGAATCGGCATTAACAAAGTTTGAAGTTTTATCTTGTTTAATTCTTCGTGCAATCACAATCGATCCACCCTTATAATCGTTTGCACTTGGTATGTTGCCCCATGCGGCGCCTTTACTGGCTGGATTTTTCACTAATGATATCCGCTCTACTGTGATTAATGGAAATATTAATGTTTGTGTTTTATCATATAGTTCTTTGTTGTGCTTTACTTGATATGCACGCTCAGGCGTTACCCATAGTGTTGGAACTTTTTTAAAACCTTCATTGGTCATAGTAAAAATATCTAAATTATCAACCCAGTCGCGCACAGCAAAGTCTATTGTTTCTATGGTAGAGGGCATGAAAGAAATTTCACGAACTGGAATATCTTTGTAAGGATTTTGTCTCTTTATATTAGGTGTTTCTCCAACTTTATATCCATCAACCATATTGCTTTTTCCTTATTTACTATTAAATAGACCTGTACGCGCCTGTTGGCACTTTGCAAGTATTTCCATTTTGTGTCTAGATTGTCCAAACAATTGTTTTGGCTCGTCTAGCAAAACAATTTCATAATATCGCTCTCCATAATTAATAAAATCTCCAACACGTACAAATAAATCTTGATCCTCAGTCAATCTCCTTTTGTGAAAGTGCACAGTTATAGATGATATATGATCAGCGCCAAAGTTCTCCGTGTTTGTAGGGTGCCCTTCCCAATTAACTAATACAAAAACGCGAATTGGAGGCAAAAAAGTTTTTTCTATGGCCTCGCCATATAAAGAATGATAATTTGTATGTGTAATATCTATTGGATAATAAACAATTTGTTGACCAATAACGCGCTCAATAAGCTCATCATTTACCTGTTTAACAAGATCTCGTTCTTTTTTTCCAAGAAATAAAGGTGGCGGGGCTTGATCAGGTTGTGACCATTTATTAGAAGGCATTGTTTGCTACCCCACATAAACGCTTAAAGGTATGCGTTCCTGAATTTTGTTTACAGATTCCATTGTTGATGCATCTGTTTCCATAAGCTTTGAGTAAGTTAGCTCATCAAGTACAGTTTTTAGTTCTTCTCTTAGTTTTTCTTGCTCTTCTTTTCCTTGTGATACTAAATCTGCTCCATTTAATGTAACAGATTCACCTGGAATGGGAATGGTAGTAAATTTATTTCTAATGTTTCCTAACATTTCTTTACATAAGGCTAAAGTAAATCTACGAATCCATTGTTTGCCAATAGAATTAATTCTATTATAAGGAATATTTTCAAAAGGCAAGGTGTTCATATTATTAATGCCATCTACGCCTGCATTGCCTCGCGAAGTATCTGCGTCCCACGGATCTTCTTCAACGTAAAATTCTACCCAAAATTTATCTGGACTTGAATTTACTGGAGTTGGAAATACTTTTAATTTATTATTTTTAATTTCGTAAGAATAGTGCGAATTTCTAGTCCATATGGCATCTTCAAAGGCCATAGCTTGCGCTTTATTTTGCCAAGCTGGAATTAATTCAAAGGTTGAATCATCAGCATACTGTCCATAACTGGCTAAATCTCCAACCGTATTCAAGCCGCCATAATATCCATAAAATCTCCACATTGCATGAGGAGTTTTATAGTAAACTTTTGTTATATGAACTCTTTTATTTTTTACTTTATTGTAATATGGAAAAGTAGAGTTATCACTATCAGCAGCAGAAGAAGATAATAATTGTTGTAAATCGTATTCTTGCTGATTAATTGTAGTATCAAACGATGCTGAATATATATTTAATTCTCCACCAAATCCAGCACGAGAAGAAACTGCCCTTGCAACTTTTTGTGCATACGTAATGTCGACTCTGGGGAGCTTAAGTTCTACATTTGAACCAGATAGTGTATGTCCGACTTCAAGCTGGCCATGTTGATCAAATGAGCCAGTTGATGCCCCCAAGAAACTTGAAAGAGAATTTTTAGCTTGATGTATGTTAACGATGTATGAATATTCTAAAACACCTTCTTCGTATGCAGCATATACCTGTCCTTCGGTTATTTCAATGTCTAAAACATCACCACCTAATTTCTTGTATGTATAGGCAACTTGATCTACTGCTCCAGATAAAAATCCTGCCGATCCCGTATAAATACCTATTCCAAAAGGAAGGGAGCCAGTTACATTACCATGACTACCAGTTTGTGGTAATGTAATGGCGCTTGTTGTTTGTCTTGGTGTTAGAGTTGGTGCTGCCATTCTTTTAAAGACTCCTCGCTATTATAATTAGTTAATAAGCCCTTAAAAAATCATATTTAGTTTTTCTTTACGGTCTTTCTTTTAAAAGTCTTCTTTTCTGTAAATTTCTTTTTTAAATCTAGTGATTTTTTTCGAGGCAAATTTTTGGCGGATCCCCATTTTAGTTTTGGCTCAGTTGTAGCAGATTCATCAACTTCTTTTGCTACGACTTTAGGTGCCCCTGTAGATACTTGTTCTTCAATAACCTCTTTATAGGTTTCAGCAACTGCAGCAACAGTCTCTTTTAACGCTGCTTTAAACTTTGCAAATTTTGCTGCAAATTTCTTTGCAAATTTTGGACTAGACATACGACGTTTTTTCTTTCCCATAATAAACTCCTCTTTTGTTAATATTATATAATATTGCATTGGAGAGTTTAAAAAAAAACTCCACCTCCCGAAAGAAGTGGAGTTTAGTTTAACATACTGCTTAATTAAATACTCGACTAAGCTAAATTAATACTTCCTACATTAGCTGCAAGACCATCAATTACATCATGTGCCAACCACGCAGTTGCGGCTGTGGCAGAAACGCATGTAATTGAAAACGATGAACCTATAACAGCTGCAGCCTTAAAACCAATTAAGTTGTATACTTGCGAAATAGCTGTGTTATTACCAGCGCCATCAGGTTTAGCAGCGACAACTTTGGTCGCTGATGCATCAGTTTCTACATTAAAAATTTGGCCAGCCGTGCCAACCATAACAAAAGTGTATGTACAACCCACAATGGCAGCTTCCAACGCTGGCATCGCGAGTGTCTGCGTACCGGACGTCAGCGCTGGCACTGTAAATAGAGTTCCCGATTCGGCCTTTGTTAGTGCCGTTCTGATTGCTCCCGCGCCTCCTTGATCTTCAAGTAATACAACAGGTCGTCTAAATTTCAATGTAGATCCGGCCATGGCCAAATCTCGATTTTGCGCCTCTAATAATGCCTCGATTCTCGCGAGACCTATTCTTTTCGTACCCATGTTAGAAACCCTCCCTTGGCTTTTCGCCATTTATAATCATGTTCTCATTCTGTTATAGAATGGAGATGGGTCATATAATGCCCACCCAATAACAAGGTAACGAATCTTTCGATTCTGCTTATAAATAGTATTTAGATAAAAGAAAACCCCGACCTCTCGAAAGAAATCGGGGTTTAGTACTAAACTAAGTTAGTTTGGTTTAGCTAGTTGCGCCAGCTTCTCCAAGCAAGCCACGTACAATGACAACACCATACATGTCAGGTCGTACCATCTTCTTGGCGTAACGGGTCATGACACCCTTACGCGGTACGAAGTCTTCCGTACCAAAGATAGTGGGAGTAACTTGCAGCGGTACATAAGGCGAGTAAACATAGCCACTCTCAAGGAAGCTATTACCCTTACGTCCAACTAAAACAAGATTACGCGGGAAATATGGGTCAACATAAACATCCCATTTCTTGCTTACATTACCAACCTTAATTGCACCAACAGTACCACGATCATCGTCGTGAGTTAAATTAGCGCGGAAGCCGCTAGTAAATTCAAGAATATTAGCAACTTCTGGGCTGGTTACAAGGAAGTTTGCGCCACCTCGTAGAGTTTTACGGTGAATCGCCGCAGAAACATCATTAATAGTTTCTGCAAGAGTCTCGTACCACTCTGAAACCGTACCCGTGAAATCAGGCGCGGCAGAAGAAGCACCAATCTCTTTACCGGTATCTCTTCGGAGAAATAGTCCTGGAGAGCGTGACCAGTAATAAGTGGCACCCTGTGCGCCCTTAAGCAGATCTTCGAGAATCTCACGATCAATCTCAAGAGCAATTTGCTCAGAAAGAATTGACGTAAGCTCAACTTCGGCATCCAAGTTGTGATAAGCATTAAGGTCTTGACCCAACTCCGGAGTCCACTTGGCTTTGAGCTTTTTAGTCATCGCCGTAACAGATACTGAATCGACTTTGATATCGATTTCTGGAATTTCTGATGCTTTTTCAAGACCCCAGCCAGTATCAGCCACAACGGAACCAAGAGCATTTGTGCCACCAGCTTGTCGTGTCGTGCTGAATGGATCTACAATAGCATGCGTAAATATGGTTTCACCTTTATATAGATCTCCAAGGACTACAGCACTTTCAGAACCAGTAGCTGCATGTACAACAAGGTAATAACCAGCAGTAACAGGATCTTTTACACTAAGCCTTCGAATCATCATTCCATTGCCGTCACCGCTAGCACCAGTAGTGTGAAGAGTGACCAAGTTATCCGTGTTAAGGTTGGTCCAACCAGAATCGGTTGCAGAAATACGACCAACTGCAACAACCGTTCCAGAAAGATCTGGATCCCAACGAGTTAACCGACCTAAGTCTTCGTAACCAGAAGTGAAATTATGACGCTCAAGTTTAGCGCTATAGTCTGTACCAGCGGTACCGGACGCAACAAGCGTAACATCAACGGTTGAAGAACCAGTTGCTGAAGAATAACCATTTGAAAGGTTATAGAAGCCAGAATCCTGACGAGAAGTATTATTACCCTCTGCGTCGGCAAGGCTAACACCACCAGTTATCTCCTGACCAACTCGTTGGCCACCATATAGAGATTTATTATTTTCTGCACCAGCAGCACCCTTAGATCCAGGTGGGCTGGAGAAAGTGAAGTCAAGGAAGAAGATGAGACCCGAAGGGAGACTCATCGGCTGTACCGAGACTAAATCATTAGCGATCAAGCCGCCGAAAACACGACGGACAATTGGGAACGCTACTGCGGCAAAACCTTCAACATCTCCACCAGTTGATAATGTACTAGCTTCACGAAGAAGTTCTTTTGCCTGGTTTTCAAGCAATCTTGCCATAGTATAGCGTTGTTGCTCATTATTTAAACCTTCAAGAAGACCTGTTTTTTCCCATTTATTAAGTAGTGCAGCGCCTTCTTTTTTCATATCGCGATTAACGATACCTTCTGTTAATTTATCAAGAATTGACATTTTTTTTTCCTCCTTTTAAAATTTAATTCTTTTTAATCCCTGCTAAAATTTTCATTCTTGCAGCAAAGGGATCTTCCCTCTTTTCCTCTCTACGAGGTAAAAATGCTGCAGAACGCTTACTCACCACTTCGCTCAGCGATTTTGGCTCTCTCTTAGCTGAGACGCTGCCCACTGTACTTTGAAGGGTGTCGAAGATAGTTTTTGTTTCTTCGACGGTTTTTGTATTTGTAACTGCTTCGACAATTTTATTTTTTTGCCGCTCATTTAAGGAGTCGCTAGTTAAAATACGATTTGTATATAATAATTTTGCATTTGAAAGATTAACTTCGTTAAGTTTCTCTTTTATTACATTCATTAGTGATCGATATTTATTGTTTTGTTCTTTAAGAGTTTTAATTTGATCTTTATGTGTATCTGCTGATTTTAAAAGTTGTTTATTTTCTTTAATAAGGGATTCGTTTTGTCGTAATTTTTTAAAATCTGCAGCAGTAATTTTGCCTTTAGGTTCTGCAACATCTATTTTTTCTTGCTCACCTGGAAGGTCTTCGTCTTCTTCTTCGGCTTCTTCTGCTTCGTCGAGAGTCTCTTCTACTCCATCAAGAGTTTCTTCTGCTTCGTCGAGAGTCTCTTCTGCTTCGTCTTCTGCTAAAATATCTTTTAGCATTGCTTCAATTTCTGCTTCTTTAAGATTGAAGCCGTCTTCTTTGCTAATTTCACTTATAATCTCATAAAGCGATGCTTCTTGTAGTGACATCTCTCCTTCTTCTTCTGGAGCCAATTCAGAGGCTAATTCTTCTTCCCGGTCGACCATTTCTTCAGCGCCATTAACAGCAATTTCTTCTTCTTCCTCTTCTAATCTTGCTTGCAACTCGTTGAAATCAATTTCAAGTGGCTGATCTTCGCCAGGGGCAAAATCTTCGCCTTCAACTGCTGCATGAGGTACTTGTTTAGTAAATTCAGTTTCTTCTGTGCCGGTTTCAGGTTCCAGACCCAGCTCTTCTTCTGGCTGTTCAAGCAGTCTTTCAACTGCCTCTTTGATATCTAATGCATAATGCTCTACAATTGCTGTTTCGGCATTTTTAATTGCAGCTTCTTTTAAAGCTTGCGCATCGATAATGGCTTGTTCGAGCATGTTTGACATAATTAACCCCTTAAAAGACATAACTTGCAAAAATAAATAGTATTAACTTTTATTAATAGCCCTTAAATAGCTATAATATTAATCTATTCCATAAGAACATTTCTTGAATTATTAGTTGAAGTCGTTTTATCATCTCCAATGTATAATATAAAACTGGTTTTGAGGATTCAACTTGCTATTATTAATTAACTCCTATGGTTTTTTTCAAAATATCTATATCTGATACTTGACCGTTTCTATTAGTTGCCAAGGCTTGAGCCGACAGGCACCCAGGTATCTGCAACTTCCGTGTTCTTTGGTACTGCATGGTGTGAGTTTTTGAGGTCATAAACGCGGGCGTCACTATCAGATGAAGTTGAATCATCGCTAGGGTTGTCGCCAAAACGCCACCAACTAATCAAATCACTTTGAGCAGAGTGTCCCAGTAGATTAGTTGGCACGCCCCCGTTGTAAATCTCAGAAACTTCAGCGGCTGATAGCTCCTTGTTCCACATTGAGCATTCGGTCAGGTAGCCAAGAAAATCGGCCGTCCCGTCGTCGCCGTCGCGACCGATAGCCAGCGGATTGTCATTGGTTATCGAATTTGTGCCCAAGTTGTCGTTCAAATACTCAACGACAGTCTGAGCGGCGCCATCCATATAGATATTCATACCTGCTACATTGGCGGCTGTATTGCGGGTCATCACAACGTGATGCCACCCAGAGGTGATGCCAAGATTGGATCGGCAACAGGCTGCCGGGTTGGACCAGTCGCTAACTATGTACCACATTGGTTCCACGCTCTTGGAGACATTGCTCTTTATCTGGAAACCCCAACCACGGTAATCATCGCTTCCGCCGGGGTAGGCGTCGCCATCGTTATATTTGCCAAAAACCCCCATTGGCACAGTGGTACTAGTGTATAGCCAAGCAGACATACTGAATGCACTATTATACTCGAAATTAAAATCGGCGTGGTGATCTATACTAAACCATTCATTCGAACCATCCAATTGAACACAATATTTACACGAGATGGTAGTTGGCATCCGGCTGCCTTGCCATCCACCACTTTTAGTATTCAGCGGTGTTGCAGTTATAATTTTTTTAACATTATCAGCTGCAACAGCTCCCATCTTTTTGATATTACGAGGAAGATTACTCATTGTGAATCTCTCCGTAAATTAACACCATTGCCTATATTTTTAAATGTATAATGTGAAACTGGTTTTGAAGATTTTACTTCAATATTAATTGGTCTTTTTGGCATATCATATCCCTTATCTAACTAGATGTTTCCAGCGGTTTCCGCTAATATTAATCTATTCTATAAGGATATTCCTTAAATCATTTATATTTATTCTGTTTCCATGACGTAATCGGGAAAGTTCATCACTGGCCCAGCTATATCGCTTGGACTTGATTTAAACCCCATGTATGTATATCTCCTAGTCTGTTAAACCAGAACCAGTCAGCACATACATACTAGATGTAGGTACGTTAGTTAATTCAGCAAAACATTCAAATCCTTGTAGTGTACCCGCTTTGCCATGAGCCAGCTGTACATAAATTTCTTTGCATTTTACGTTAAATGTTACGTTTTGTTCATCAGCGTCCAAAGAAATATAATGTTTTCCAGCAATAATTCTACCGGTATTGTCATTGGTTGAACTAGTTGAATTAAAATATGTATATATCGTTGCTGATCCTGAATTAATTATAGTAACTGCCTTGGTAACAAAAGGAAAGGAAACTTTTATTTCCTCGCCATTATACAACAACTCTGATCCTGTTACGTATGGATGGCCCGAAACTTGATAGGAGCCAACATTTCGAAGACCAGTTTTATAATGTGACATATTTCTCTCCTTAGATTAATCAATTTGTACTATTAATTAGTTTTTTTTTTATCTATTTTCTTGTTTTTTCTTTATTTTTTCTTTCAATGTGTAATTTTTCTAAAACTCTTTTTTTTCTGTGTTTCTCGCGCTTTCTTTTAACAGAAGGCTTTTCGTATCTTCTTTTTTCAATAAACTTTTCAATAATTCTTTCTTTTTTAACTCTTTTAGAAAATCGCCTAATCATTTTATCAAGAGGTTCGTCTTTATATTTCGGTGTTATTTCAATATTAATTGGTCTTTTTGGCATATTATGTTCCTTACTCAACAAGGTGTTTCCAGCGATTTCCACCAAGAGCGATTATTCCAGATATGTCTACGCCTGCATCGTTAGGATCTGTACCAGCCAGTGGTCCTGAAGCTAGTGAAGACTCGTTAATATTTCCAGCCGTAGAAAGCGGCTGTGTTCCTTCAAAAATATCTGCTTGTAACCCAGTAGCATCTAAAAGCTTTCTCTTTCTTTCTCTTTCTTCTTCCCATCTTTCTTCTAGAAGTCTTTTTTGTTCTATTTGTTCTGATTCTTTTGCTTTTTGATTTTCCTTTATATAAGAGTTATTGTTAAGTAATGGCTGAGTGCCTTTAATAACTTCAGAAATTATTTTAGAAAGAAGCCCTTCCTCAATTAATGCTTCTTGTATACATTCTCTTATGATAGGTTTAAGTGCTTTCTTTAATTGTGTTTTTTTCATATTATATAATTTCCACCCAGTCGCTTGAAGGGTTAAAATAAATAACGTTAGCAGTGTCTGTTGCGTGGCCAACAATGCGTGCATAACTATCAGATGCAGCTGGTGCAGCTCCGCTCATGGCGCCCGCGTTGGTGGCGGCGATGTCTCCCAGGTGACCATCAGATGCTGAAGCGATGTAAACAACTGATCCTGTTTTAAACTCGCTTTGATAATGTGTTGTTATATCAAAATATCCACGAGTTAACATTCCATTTGTCCCTGGAGTCGCGCCAATAGATATTGCCAACATTGTATCATTGCCAGAACCTGTTGCGTGCGCAGATGCGCTGGCCCAACCGCCGTCTGCATTTAAGTAATAAAGCGCCCCAGCGTCGAGAGGGCCGGATCCTGTACCGAAATAAACAACTTCACCAGTTCCAGTGTTATTAGGTAAAATTGTTGGTTGACCATAAACAATATTACCAGACATATGTACACTGCCACTAATTTCAATACCCGCAGTAGGACCATCAATTATAAGCCTATTCGTTCCGTCTTCGTCGTATTCTATAGAAGCATCATCATCTGAGCCAAAAAGAAGCTTTTTGTCATCGATTATGAGCAAGTCGCACTGAACGTCGACGGCGGGGCCCTTCAATATAATACCGCCATCTCCGCCTACGTGAGAGCCAGAAATGATCAACATATCTTCTCCATCTTCATCATATTCCATAGAAGCATCATCATCTGAGCCAAAAAGAAGCTTTTTGTCATCGATTATGAGCAAGTTGCACTCAACATCAACGACGGGGCCCTTTAATACAATGCCGCCAAAGCTGCCTCCGTGGGAACCAGAAATGATTAACATATCATCTCCATTTTCATCGTATTCTATGGAAGCATCATCATCTGAGCCAAAAAGAAGCTTTTTGTCATCGATTATGAGCAAGTCGCACTGAACGTCAACGACGGGGCCCTTCAATATAATGCCGCCAAAGCTGCCTCCATGGGAGCCAGAAATGATTAACATATCTTCTCCATTTTCATCGTATTCTATGGAAGCATCATTGCCTGTGCCGAAATAAAGCAATTTATCATCGATAATAGTTAAGTGTCCCGTGCCATCATTATAAGTTAAAGATGCAACTCCTCCAAATGCAGTGCCTCCATTGTTGTATTGTAATTGAGTATCAGATCCGCCAGCATTGGTGCTACCGCCGCCGCCGCCGTGTACAAGCGTAGTTAAAACTACTTGACGGCTAGCATTAAGACATAAATAACTTCCAGGGCCAGGAACTGAGCCACTTGGAATTCCATGTGGGCCAATTTCATTTATATGAAGACTGCCAGAAATATTAATACCAGCTGTAGAGCCGGAAATTATAAGCCTGTTGGTTCCATCTTCGTCATATTCTATGGCTGCATCATCATCTGAGCCAAAAAGAAGCTTTTTGTCATCGATTATGAGCAAGTCGCACTGAACGTCGACGGCGGGGCCCTTCAATATGATGCCGCCGTCGCCGCCTACGTGAGAGCCAGAAATGATCAACATATCTTCTCCATCTTCATCGTATTCTATAGAAGCATCATCATCGCTGCCAAAAAGAAGCTGCTGATCGTCATATATTATCGCACCTTGAGTGAGTTTTGCCTCTCCGTCGAAGAATATGGCACTGCCGCTTAAAGCA